TCCACCTTCAATTCCTCAACGGTGAGGTCTTCAGGAGCAACTTCTTCAACTTCTTCTTCGGCCACTTCCGTTGTGCCGCTTGGGGTTACCTCAGGCACCCACCCAGGCGCAAAAGTAGGCTGCGCAGGTGGCTCCGGTACTTCCAGACCAGGTATCTCAACCTTCACAGGCAGCCCTTCGGCATGTACCTTGGCCTGACCAAACTTTCGCTCATTCTCCTCAATGTGGTAGTCAAGCGATCGTTCGTGGAGCCACCGCTTATCCTCATCCGACAGCGGCTTGTCAAAGTCGATTTCACGACTCATGTTGACTCCTAGCGGGTTTGCGTTGAGTCAGCCGTGTACGAAGCCGGTGGCGCGTAGCTCGCGTTGGCTGTGATCTGCAGGATAGCAGCACCAGTCCGTCGCCGGATACCAGTGCCGAAACCGTGGATGTAGTAGCCGTCAACGAGCGGGTAACGCTGCTGGTTACCCGGCAGCAACCTCAAACCCCGCCACTCCGGTGACGGATGTTCGCGGATACCAACGATGTTCTCGTCAACGTTGGCGCCGCCAGTTGAAAGGAACATGCAGTAACCAGGATTCATCAATGGCTCTTCAATGACGATGACGTCCATGTAAGAACCGCTGACCCGCAAGCCGTTCCACACGGCAGGAGCCTGGCCACCCAACAGACCTTCGGCGTTCGGCACGAGCAACGCGGGCTGGCCAAGAGCCGGCACGAAGTCGTAGTTGGCCGTCTTGCCGTTGGCGTTGGCCTGCCCAAATCGCCACTTACGCATCTGGTTTACCTCAGAGCGGTTGGCGAAGCAGACGATTTGCGTACCAGTGTCCCACCCATAACCGTGTTCGGTAAGGGTACCAACAGTGGTTTCAAAGTCGTCTGAATCAATGCCTGCCGCACCAGAAGTGAGGTAGTGGTTGTGAGTACCGTCGAACGTGACACCCTTATAGGGCGGTGGCACCCAACCATCTGCGTTGGCGAGCGGGTAAACGTTGTACGTCATGGCGTTGATGATGGTGGTACGGCTACGCTGATCGAACAGCGCTTCCATCACCTTGCGGAACACCAAGGCCTGGTCTGCCTGAATTGCCTTGGTATGAATGGCTTCTACTTGCTGAGCCGGTGCATCCCGCAAGAACTTCCAGGTGTAGCCAACTCCAAGGTCCCAGTCCTTGTAGGAGTAAGCCAGCTGGTAGTAGCTGATGTTGGTGTTCGCCTTGCGCGGGATGCCGAATTCAGTCGCCTCTTCAAAGTTGAAGTCGCCGATCTGTGGCACCAGTTCGATGTCGGAAACCACTGGGTAAGTGAGCAATCCGACCATGCCCTGTTTGTGCTCGTTGTAGATCGTGTTGGCGTCAATGAACTCACCCCAAAGTTGGTTGAGGTCAACGCCATCGATGGTATGAGTGAGGATATCACCCTCAGTCATGTAGCCGGAACGGTTACCGGCACCGCCCCAAATGCGGAACTTCTCTGCCATGGTCATCCTTTCAATTTGCGCGAAGCTCATTGGCTTTGAGGCGATTAGGTTGTGTTGACGTTCACTTGAAGACGGTCGGGTTCAACCGTAGTCCCAACGTATACACCACCAGCGGCAGTCGTTGAGACGATGCCGGTGGCTGGATCGGCGTAATACTTAGTTCCTGCCACGCCGAAGTCAGTACCCGGAACCAAGCCGGCACTAGAAGGGCCGAAGTCGGTAACGCAGCCCTGCTGCATGACATCCACAGATGAAATCTGCTTCTGCGGGCCGACAACGCCTGGCTTGGACGTTACGACGAGTACGCCGACAACCCCAGAGTTACCGCCACCTTTGACCACTTTGCCCGTGGTGTCGAGGCCAACGCCAAAAATTTTGCCCAGGTCAGCATCCAAATAATCGGCTGCGACGTGGGCACGGAAACCGTTAGCGATTGGGTCAAACTTATCGTAACGAGCCATCTTTGCTGTTTTCCTTTCTGGGATTACCGCTGACTAGCGAGAGCGCCTGGACCAAAACCGGGCAACTTGTACTTGGCGCCTAGCTTTTGACGATCCGTTTCGCGCTGACGTGTTGATCCGCCAACGGGATGACTGCCTGACGGTGGAGTCCCTGGAGGCGCGGAAGGTGGTGCGCCGCCTTCAGATTCGTGCGGCACCAACAGGTACTTCTTTTCACTGGCGATGCGCTTCAACTCCAGGTCCAGGCCTTCGATCTCACCCGTGTCCATGTCGAGCCGAATGTTGTCCTTGTTCAGGAAGCTGCGAACCGCTTCCACGTCGTGCCAGTCGTACTTCTTGTTCTTCATGATGGCCGTGTCGATGTACGAAGTCTCAACGAACTCAAGCAATTTCTCGTACTTGGCCTTGTAGTCATCGCGCTCGGTTGCGGTGCGCTCTGCTTCCTCTTGTCCCTCTTGGTTTTTGGTCAGCAGGCTCTGTTCCGCTTTATCAGCGCGCTTCTTCTCTGCAATGCGTTGCTTCTTCTCGGAGTCGAGTTTGTCTTCAAGCTCTTTGAGACGCTTCGCACCATCATCGTCGCCATCCCCTGAATTACCATCTCCTTCAGGAGGTTTGCCAGTATCACCAGATTCTCCCTGGTTTTGGCCGCCTTGGTTTTCTCCGTCACGTTCGCCTTCACCACCCCAGATCACGAAGTATTCGGCCTCAACTGGGCTCTGGGACATCTTGGTCTCCTTACGGATTAGACAGATCAAGTGGAGCGTACCTCGCAGCGGGATAGCTTCGCTGAAGTTATGCGGCGGGCATACCGTACTTCTTTTCAAAGTAGTCATCGAACTGGCCGGACTCAAGTGCATCTGTAAAGTCACCCCATGCCATCTCTTTGCGTGTCAGGTAACACATACATTGTGGATGCGGCTTCGACGGCACAGCGTCTTTCGGGAAATACTTTTGCTCAGCGTATGTTTCACAGAGGTCACCTGGATCAGGCTTGTGTACCTTGCTAAGGTGCCATTCCATTTCCTCAACCCATGGATCCTCCTGAGCTTGGCCGATAGACATTGCATGGAAAGCGTTGTTAATCTCGCTACGACCCAGCCTCATGGCTGCATAGCTGACTCCCCCAGCTACGTTGGGGTTGATATCATTTCGCACCAGCTTGGCCAATTCCTTGGCGCTAGCACCACGTGCGAGAGCGCTGTTGATCTTCCGGTCAACCCGCCCAGCCTCCATGGAGCCGGTACGGTACACCTGCTGGCTGAGGGTTATCTTCGACTTGGTAAGCCGGGTAATCATCGCCTGGATGCCGTGCTGTGCTGATTGAATGAAGCTGGCTTCCCACGCCTTTCGATCCTTCGCGGCTGGGAACAGCGCATCTAGCACCTTCGCATCCTGAGCCAGAGCAGCCTTCGCAGCTGCTTCGGCTGCGTCTTGCTGCCCCTGGTCGATGATTGGGACAAGGTCTTTGAACATTGATTGTATGATCGTGCGGATTTGGTCTTTAACCAGGTTGAATTGGTATCGCTTGGTCCTGTCACCAATGTTGGTCCTTTGCCACTTATCGGCCTCCTGTCCTGCGTCAAATTGGGCCTGCTGCAGTACCTTTACGATCTTCTTGTCGTAAAGTTGTTGTACCGTCAGGTATTTGAGCAACCAGATGGATGCTCCGCTATCATCAGGCTGCGGTAACGGCGCTGTCAACTAACTTCGCCTCATACTCGTATACACCTTTGGGAGTGACGATGATGTGATGGAAATTGAAGCCGCGTTCAGCGAGCAACCGGATACACGGCAGATCATCCCGCGACGGCACCTCAAGCCCACCAGGGTGCGTGTGCCAGATTGCCTTGATCGTTGGGTCGTGAAGATCAAACTCCATGTCGTACCCAAGCCTGTGATCGCCAGCAAAAGTGTTGGGATGCTCAACGATAATGCCGTGCTCGTGGATCAAGCCGCAAGTCTCGTATGGGTACGCAGCAATTGCCATGTGCCGCAACGCGGTTTGAGCTTGTGCTGAAATAGTGGGCGGGTGAACATGATTCAGACGAAGCTCCATCTTGCGTCCTTAGTGCTTGGGACGTAACGGCACCCTTTGGAAACTGGCGCCCTTACGGTCTGGTAACGCCCGGTACACAGCGCTGCTAGCAGGCCCAAGCTCGTGGTGCTCGCCGGTAGCGTGTGCTTTACCTATAGCCCAACGACGCAGCTTTGGATTCGCAAAGAACAAGCGCTGCTGAGCTTTTGATGCGAACGGATGATGGCCGGCAGCTGGCTGGCCAGGGATTGTACCCGGTGGATAGTGGCGACCACCGCTGCCCTTACGACGTAACCCCATGCTATCCTCGCTTCCTGGCCCGTGCTGCTCGCTTGCGGCCTGTTGCGCTGAACTTGGCCATCTTCTTGGCGCCGTACTTCTTGCGCCCAACGTAGGCAGCTAGTGCAGGACTCATGCCGCCTTTGGTTAACTTCTTGAAACGCCCACCGCCACCAGGCTTCATGCGCGCCTTGCCTTTTGCGGCCATTGTACCTCCTGTCACATAGTGCTGAAATCTAGTGTCTGCCCATTGTTTTGGAACGCATCTGGTGGCACCTGGCCACCTTGATCGCCAAACTGGTTCATCTGATCAGCTATTGG